GCTGGGGGCCATGCGGATAGCGAGGCGCAACATGATGGCGTCCTCGTATCCAGGCGGCAGGTCAAGTTCAGCAGAGAGCGAGGCAAAGGATTTGACGATGGCGACAGCGCGGAGAACGAGCGTTTTACCGCTGGATACCGGGTTCAGGTAAAGCGTGCCGTCCTGGTATGTGCCGTCATAGAAGACCGTCGCCGGCATGTCGCCCGGTTCGGTCTTGTAGGTCAGTTCGTCCCATTGTTCGCGCTTGACGACTGTCACCGGGTAGGTAATGTCGCCATCCTGAACATAGGCGGATTCGATGGAGATAGGCCGCGTGCCGACGAGTGCGCCAGTCGGGCCAATGGTGAGCGACGTTTCACCGGCAAGCGTCTTGCTCAGTGTCGTCATTTTGGGGGCGAAGGAAATGCGCTGCGACAGCGTTTCAAGCAGGCGATTCAGCATCCGAAGGCCATCGGACAGCATGGTAGCGGACGGCGTTTCATCCTCAGAGATGACCTGTAGTTCCTTCAGGGCGTCTGTGATGATGACTTGAGCGATTGTCATGGCGATTCCTTGTCAGGGGAGAAACCCCCGGATTTCTCCGGGGGCTTGGCGATCAGGCATCCTCAGTTTTCTTGGGACGGCCTCGCTTCGGGGCTTCCGCCTTGGGTTCGTCAGGGGCTTCCGCCTTGGGTTCGCGGTCTTTCCAGACGGCGCGAACTTCGGCTTCTTCCTCTGCATTCAAGACGAGTACAGCGCCGATATGCTCGGATTCCTTGATCCACTTCGGATACATGATCTCTCCTTGTTACAGGGCGTATTTGACGGCGAGTTCCGGATAGGTCGCAGCCCAGCCGAACAGAACGTCGAGACGCATGATGCTGTTATCGTTGGTGCCGTCGTAGAACTCCGTCACCTTGATCGTCATGCCCTTGTACGTCTCTTGGGCAACGTCGATCACGCCCTTGCCGCCAGGAGGTGCCCACATCGGAACCATCGCCAGCGTGAAGGCATCCTTGTGATAGCCGACGCTGGTCGTGTAGGAACCGGAAGCGGTGCCGAAGATCGAGAACGGCTGGCCGTTGGTAGGCGAGGCGGTCACGTTCTGGAACGCGCCAGAGGTCACGATTGCCGGCGAGATGGACAGCGACGTAGCACCACCAGCAGCGGCAGCGGTCACGACGAACTGCGCCAGTACGCCAGTCGATTGACGCGATTGCGGATTGACGGCATACACACCCGGCAGGGTGATAACGGTGCCTGCGGTGATGTTGTTCGCCAGCGCGACAACCGTGATCGTCGAGCCAGTCTGACCAGCGCCAGAGATGTTGGTGCCGGTGACAGCCTGTGCGCCGTTCGTGTGCGTGGCTACGTTCTGATCCATCGCATACGAGAGGCCGAGCGAATCCACCATAACGCCGGAACCGAACTGCTTGGACAGCGTAGCCTGATTGTTGAACAGGCCAGCGAAGCCCTGCACGAACGAGGCATTCAGCGCCGGAGACAATGCCAGATTGCGACGCTTGTCACGCGGTGCGCCCATCTCGTCCAGACGCTGATTGATGCCGGTGACGGCAGCAAGGGCAGCGGCCTGAGTCGCGGGAGCGGTGCCGGGAGTGCCGAGGCAGTTATAGACCGAGGTGCGGGCAAGTTCCAGGCCCTGACGGTCAATCTCGTTTGCCACGGTCGCCAGAGCGGCTTGCAGCTTGTCCTCAAGACGAGTCAGCGACAGCGTGCGCTCAAGCGAAGTGAAGTTGAGATCCGCACCGCCTTGGGCAAGAGTCAGCGGAACGCTGGTTTCGGTCGTCGCTTGCGGCGAGGCGACACGGCCAGAGCGATAGGTGTAGCGCGGCGGCTTCTTGATGTTGATCGTCTGGCCGGGAGCGTAACCACGCGACATATTGCCGGTGAATTCGTCTTCCCAATCGCGATTGACGTTCGCGGAAAAGCCGAGCATGTTTTCGAGGATCGCCAGCGATTCCTTGGCGACGATGGAGCAGGTAACGAGCGTGTTAGACATTTGTCTATCCTTTCAGGGATGAGTTACCGCGCCCAGTGCGCACCCTGTTTGGCTCGCCATGCCTTGTACTCGTCCATGTTCATGCGTGACGGGTCATTAGGCGCAGCGTTGCCACGGGTGCCGATGGGTTTCACCGGAGGCGGTGCGTTCGAGGGTTTTGGTGCGGAAGCAATGCGGGCTTCCACCTTTCCGATTTCAATGGCCTGCCGTGCGGGTGACAGCTTGGCGATGCGCTCTACCTCGTCAGGGTTCTGCGTCATCCATGCCATGACCTTTGCCGGGGCGTCTGCCTCAACAAGAGCCTGTGCAATGGACGGCGTAAGCGGCAGCGCGTCGAATTCGTCACGGTCGAAACCTTCCTCGCGGGAGGCTTCGCTGTAGAGCGATTCGGTACGTTCCACCATCTGACGTTGCGATAGCTCCGCCTGTTGCTGCGCCTGTTCGCGTTTCGCTTGCTGCACGCCGAAATCAACCGCTGCCCTGACGTAGTCATCGACATTGGCGAACTCGGATGCTTTGGGAGCGCCATCGTCTTTGGCTTGCGCTTGTGGCGCTTGCTGAGTGAGGGCGATCTTTTCAAGCGTCTGCTGATAGGCACGCATGGCGCGGCGTTCGGCTTTCGCCTCTGCCTTGGCCTTTTCCCGCTTTACGACTTCATTCAGTTCGTCCTGAGAGAAAGTCTTGACGGGCTTTTCCTGCTCTTGGGCTTGTTCCTGCCCCTGCGCTTCTTCCGTTTGTGCAGTCTCAACGGGCGCAGCCGTAGCGGGTTCCGGCGCTACTGCCGGTTGAAGGTCGGATGAAACCTGAACTTCGTCACTCATGATTTCCCTTTCGGAAATGAAAAAACCCGCCGTAGCGGGTCTTTTGGCCCTGTGAGCGCACAGGTACGGTTAAAGCGTTGCTAAAACAGACATCACAAAAGCGATGTCCTCTTCCTCTTGAAGTCGTTTGTAATGCTGATAAGCGCGGTCTGCCTCTATCAGCACCTCTATCCATCGTTGTGCGGAGTCGTCCCGCACTGGCCTTGATTCCTTGCGATACACAACAGGGAAATACAGCGGATAGCGCAGTTCAGATCGAACGTTTGCACGGCGAATAACGGTTTTCAGCGGCGCATCAGCAAGCGGCTTTTCTTCACGCTTGATGTACTTGCGGAGGTCTATCCTGCGGTAACGCTGCGACCTGACATCAGGCGCAAAGCCATAGACCGGGAATACCTGCCGGGTGACTGCACCGCCCCACGCGTTCCCCCATGCAGCGCCAAAGGATGCGCCCCATGCCGACACTTACGGCCCCCAGGGGTCTGCTTCGGAGCCGCTGCCGTTGATCGCTTGCCCCTTGATCTGCACGGTATTGACCGGGATCACGGCAGACTCTAGCGCCGTCACAATGTCAGCCTCGGTAACGCCGGGATTGGCGGTCAGGGTGCGATTAACATAAGCCCACACTGCTGCGGCGAGCGCGTCCATATCTACGCCACCGGACGAGGCATTGTTAAGCGCGTTGCCCATCGTCCCGGCTGCGTTGTAGGCGGTCTTTTGCGATTGCCATACTTCCTGCGCGATGTCGAATGCGGACGGTCTTGCGCCTGCATCCATCGTGGAACTGATCCAGCCCTTGCCGCGTAGGTCTGCGGTCATCGTGCCGTTGCCGGTCAGCGTGGCTGTCATGTTTGACGCCATGTTTCCATTCATGGTCACTGAGCCTTCGCCCGTCAGGGTGGCCGACATATTGCCTTTGCCGCGTACATCAAACGAGGCAGAGCTATCCCCCACGAGGCGGCAAGCCATGAAGCCGGAAGCCTTAAGCGTCGGGATGATTGCCCGTTGTGCTGACTGATAGCCTCCGGGCATGGAAGTGTATTGCCCAAACCGTTGCGCGTTGTCCCACAAAGCGACGCGGCTATTGTTTCGCAGTTGGGACGCGGGCAGCGTCCCCATTGCGCCGGTTGATTTCAGCCGGTTGAAGAACGTGCCATTATGAACAAGCACATCAGCCCCATACGGTCAGGACAGAGCCAGTAACCTGTTGGCCGACAGTAGCAGCGCCGCCGATCTGAATGAACATGCCAAGGCAAGCGTCGTCATAGATACGGTCGCCAAGAATCCA